CTTTCACATTGAAGAAGTTCACTTTGATAAAGTAAAGATCAACTTTCGCCGTCAAAGTTATCATTTAAGTGAATTTCTTTCAATGTTTATCTTCCGCAAGAGCAAACAACGAAGGAAATTATGGATTCAACAGAACTCCCAAACTACACACAGATACCAAATTCTTTTTTTGATTACTGGCAACCATTACTATCGTTAAGTGCATTTTCAATTTTGATGTGCTTGTCTAGAAAGATTTTCGGTTGGCACAAAACCAACGACACTATCTCAATAAATCAGCTGATGAAATGCACTGGGTTGAGTAAACATACTGCAATAAGCGGAATGGATCAACTAATTCAGAATGGACTTGTAAAGAAATTTCAACAAACTAATGAGTATGGATGTATGCCAAACCAATATTCTTTGACCCTTATAAAACCAGATGATGCGTTGTATCAAGATGACTCCAAACCCCAAAAAAAACAAGTTCAGTCAATGCAGAATTTAAGGGGGGGTACCCCTAAAAATTTGGGGGGGGTAGTGCAAAATTTAGACAGGGGGGTAGTGCAAAATTTGCACACACAAAAGAAAGACATTACAAAAGAAAGAAAGAAAGAAATATATAAAGAAAAAAAACCACCGACAAAGTCTCAACCTTCTGACGAAGGATTGCGACGAGAAAGAGATCTTTTTTTATCGATTAAGAAAAACGATACTCACAAGTCACCACTGAAAAATCATGACTGGGCAGACGAGATCGATAAAATCCATCGCATCGATAAGCGACCATGGGAAGAGATCGATCTAGTCATCGCATATCGTGAATCCGACGAGTTTTGGAGTACGACTTGTTTATCTGCAAAAAGTCTACGTAAAAATTTCGATAAAATGTTGGTCAGAGCGAAAATGACACCAAAATCGATCGCTGAAACGGCTCCATCGAACGAAGAACTCGCAAAGAAGGCAGCTGAAAAATTCAAATCGAAAGAAAATAGTTGTCATTGCAGAATCGAACCGTGTCACGGATACGTCGAATTTACACCGATCCGAGGATTTTCAATACCTGTTCAAGTGAAATACGACTCTAAAAACTTCCAATCGGAACTCCAGCAAAATCTTGTGCGAAATAAATTTATCAAACCCAAATCGGAGCAGTCATGAATGAATTTTACGACGACATTTGCAGCGCACGACTGAAATTGCAGATGTCACAAAAAGAATTGTGCAAAAAATTGAAAAACTTTTCGGAAGGAAAGTATCAACGCTTAGAGCGAGGAGTAATTCGTAAGCCAATCGATATTGAATCGCTGAAGCAAATTGCAGAAACGTTGAACTTGGATTTTGTGCAATTGAAAGCGAAAATGAATGACTTTGTCGATCGTCATACGTTCAAAATGCGTCGTCGGATTACGTACAACACTCACCCCAAACCGCAGTTGTACGATGCGAAACCATGTCCGATTTGCGGAAAAGACACACCGACACGTGCTTATAAAGTCTCGTACTGTCTCGATTGTCACAGAGTGTATCAAAAAATTTATCGGATGAAAAATAAAGATGTATAAATTTGTTTTGAATGAACCACCAATCGCTAAAGCACGTCCGCGTTTTTATGTTCGCGGCAAGAAAATTGGTGTTTATGACTGTCAAAAAGACGATACCGCAAGATTGAGACTATCGATCCATTCGCAAATGGCAATGAACGCACTTTACAAGCCCGTCACTGGTCCAGTGCATGTCAGGGTATGTTTCCATACTGCTATACCCAAGTCATGGTCTCAGAAGCGCTTAAAATCAGTTTTAGAAAAATCGGAGTTAGAACGATGGAATATCACACGTCCCGATATCGATAATTATATAAAGTTTTTTTTAGATTTGATGAACGGAATTGTGTATGTCGACGACGCGCAAATCGTCAGTTCGCAAGCATACAAAATCTATTCAGACAGACCTCGAACAGAAATAGAAGTCACCAAATTAAAGGAATAATTATTATGAGCTTTAAAATTGAAATTAACGGAAAAATTGACGACATGAAATTTGAATACGTTAGCGACAAAACACAAAATTTAGTCGATCAAGTCACTAACGACATCACGCAAAAATTGCGTGATGAAGAGATCGCAAATCAACATAGACAATATTTGATTAAACTTCATAACATCTTAAAATCAGGATACTAAAATGGAACAAAAAGACATTTATACAAATCAAACTTTATCTGAGACAATTAGCGCACTTACTCAACTCTCAAGTTTTTTGGCTTCATTGATTGCAGACAAGCAAGAAAAAGAACAAGAAAAAAATAATAATCAAATTGCAGAAACTGCACCAAAAGTTGAGGTATTAGATTTTTTAAATGAAGAGTTGGATGGTTATGAATTTCAAGAAAAATATAAATTTATATCGCCTTCAACCCATTGCCGATATGGTGCATTAATGTTGAAGGAAAAAATAGATTCCAAACAAAAAATAAACACCGTTAACCTTGTAAAATTTTTTTTAATTAACCAAGTTGGTACTCTGAAATGTGCAAAGAATTTTTACGAGGAAGTTAAAAAAAACGAACATTTAAAAAAAATCTACCTTTATATAAAAAAAAACAATAAATTTTTTGAAAGAGAAGATATTTTCAAGGTTCCGAAGGAAAACACTCGATGGATGACATGTGTAGAAATAGAAAAAGATTTTAATTTTTGCGCACACCAATTTATTTTAAGTATAGCTAAATTAGAAACTGCAATTAAGCGAATTGAGTATTTTCACACTGCATGCTTCAACATATTCGACGTAGTGAACTTTATTATCCAGAACAAAAAAAACAACAAACAAGTATATAACAAATTGATGAAGTCAAAAATTTCAAACGCGCGCTTGCAAGGAATTATAAGAACACTAGAAATCCAACAAAAGGACAAATAATAATGGCAATTACATGCATCAAATTTACAAAAGCACAAAAAGATTCAAGACTCGGATATGCAGACTTGAGTTTCGGTAACCCATCACTCACTTTAAAGGGGTTCACGTTGTGGCAAAAAGATGGAAGACGCTGGTTGTCACCCCCGTCACAGCAATATAAAAATCGTGATGGCGAAACGAAATATGCGTGGACTGCTTTCTACGATGATAAAGATGTTCAAAAGAAATTTCTTGATGCTGGACGTAATGCAGTTGACGTTTATTGCGAAGAAAACAACATCTTTTTTGACGGAAATCAGCAACTCAACGAAGACTTGGGAGACATGCCATTTTGAGCAACTTGACGAAACTTTCTTTTAGACAGATTCAAGAGAAGTGTAACAACTTTTATCAGAATCGCAACAGCGCATCGAAAAAATTGAGAAGAGAAACGTACATTACGATGAACGATCGTGACGAATTATTGCAAATTGTCGTCGATAGATTAGATAATTTGATCAAAAAAATTATAGTGTAAAAAAAGGCTCCACAATACATGGAGCCCGAGAAAATCCAACAAGACTTTGATCTTGTTTTCAAATACTTAACAGTTGCAACAAAAAAAGTTGAAACCGAGCTGTCGACAAACAAAACTCGACTTTACTTTACCTTGACTAACGAAAAAATGCAAACATTAAATTTTTTAACAACACAAAAAAGTTTGACTTAAAATTTTAAATTTATGATTCTTGGTGTATGTCTGAATCTAAAATAGTTAAAGTGAAATTTAAAGACGCTGAAAGATCGATGACACATAAATTTCTTGTGTATGATGATTTTGAAGCGTCAACTGACAGCGATCTTGTGAAGGATTGCATTGTAGAAGCGAGAAAGTCGTTTCAGTCTGAACCAGAATCTATAAAAATTGTAATTGAATTGGATGTAAAATAATGCCCTATGCATTTGGTAATAAACACGCAGAAGCGCTTCCGACGACTGAACTCAGATTAAAAGCTTTTGACAGTTTTTGCGAACATCTTGCGCAAGGATATCACAGAACGTCATGGTGTTACGACGATGGAAAATACATGTGCTGCTACAAAACTTTAATGACTTATGTAAAGAGTGATCCAACAGTTTTTCCTATCGTAAAGCAAAGTTCGTCACTTGCAAAGGGTCAAAAATTGTGGGAAAAAGTGCTTTCAGATAGCGCTACGGGCGAAAATCCAAAAGCAAATACCGCGTCTCTACAAATGATTATGCGCAACAAGTACGGCTGGGATAAGAAAGAAGAAGAGAGAGAAGTAGATTCGATTACACCTGAGCAACTTCAATCTTTGATCGACAAAAATGACTGACGTAAATCAGTTTTCAGACACAAAATATCGATTAAATAATCTTTATCATATTGTTGACAGAAACGGAAATGACGTTCAATTTCGTTTGAATTCTGTTCAAGAAGATGTTCTTGACAACTTGCATTCACGTAACTTGATTTTGAAAGCGCGTCAATTAGGCATGTCAACGTTCTCCGTTTTATATCTGCTTGATGCATGCGTTTGGAATAGTAATTTATCCGTCGGTATTGTCTCTTACTCGCTAGAACACGCACAGCATATCTTCAAACGCATTATCGGATACGCTTTAGATCATCTCCCTTCGTGGCTTAGAGTTGATGTAACCGCGCGATCAGCAAGAGAAATATCTTTTGCAAATGGGAGTGTGATTCGCGTTGACACGACGCTGCGTGGTGGATCATATCAAATTGTTCTTGTATCTGAGTTCGGTAAAACATGCGCAAGAAATCCGCTGAAAGCAGAAGAAGTTATTACCGGAACACTGCAAGCAGTTCCGTACGATGGAAAAGTTATAATAGAATCGACTGGCGAAGGAAACAGCGGATTCTTCGCAGAAATGGTTGCAGAAGCACACAGAAGAGGTAATGACAATCTCAATCAACTTGAGTACAAGTTATTTTTTTATCCATGGTTTAAAGAGTCAGCGTACAAGATAAACGAAAAAGTTACATACGATCTTGATCTTGATGAGTATCTTGACAAAATTGAAGTTTCAGAATCTATCAAAATAGAAAAGCAACAGCGAAATTGGTATGCGATCCAAACGAAAGTACTAGGCGAAAAAATCAAACAAGAATTTCCGAGCACGATATCAGAAGCATTTTTAAGTTCATCTGATGCTTATTACTTTGCACAAGCAATCGAAAGGGCATATCAAGAAAATAGATGTCTCACAACGCCTCTATATGATGCTCTGAGTCCTGTTTATGTTGCTATGGATATCGGTCTTAATGATCTTACAGTGATGATCTTTTTCCAAGTTGTTCATGGTGAAATTCGCGTTATTGATTACTACGAAGACAAAGACAAAGATGTTGATTTCTATGCAAAGTTTTTGCTTCAAGATAAGAAATATTTATATCACACAATTTTTCTTCCGCATGATTCTACAAAACGCGTTGTAACAGATGTAAACAACTCTTTCGAGCGTGATTTTAAAAGACTATTTTCATCAACAGGAACAAAATTCGTCGTACTAAAGCGGATGGATAAGCAACTTCAGATCTCACATGCTAGAATCAAGATTGATCGATGCGTGTTTAACATCAGCAAAGTAAAACCGTTGTTGGATCAACTTTCGAAATATCGAAAAAAATGGAATGAGCAACTTGGAAAATACATGGAAGATCCTTTGCACGATATCCATTCAAATTTTGGGGACGCATTTCAATACTTAGCACAAGCAGTATCACATATTGAGACAGTTTCAAATCTTGGGGGATCACTTGAAAAACATCGAAAAGCAGTCGATTTGCGTCGAAAATCCGTATACTAGCAATTAAATCTTCGATTTGTCACTTTTCTATATATTAAAATTTTAATGGTGTGTTATGCATTCTAATTAAAGCTTTAATTTGTAGGTTTATGTCTTCTGATTACGAAATCCGCAACGAGTTTCAAGAAAACTATCGCTATTCAAGAGACTTTTGGGCTCCCTTTGTTAAAGATGCTCAAGTCTATACTCTCGCAGCATCGGGATACACTTGGTCAGATCAAGAGCGCAAACAACTGATCAAAGAGGGACGCGAACCACTCGAATTTAACATCATTCGAAGACCGTTGAATTTCTTTTCTGGATATCTCAGAGATAATATCAATGAAATTATTTATGGACCTGTTGAAGGTTCAGATCAAAAAACAGCAGATCAATTTACGAAACTTGGATACTATGCCTGGGATAAGGGACAGGGTTTTCCAACATTTCTAGATGCAGCGGACGAGTGCTTCAAAAGCGGTATTTCACTTTGCGGGGTGCAAATGGATTACTCACGCGATTTCATTAACGGTGATGTCTCATTTTACAAGCGAACATACAACTCGTTCTATTTAGATCCAACCTTTGAAAACATCAACTTAAACGACTGCTCATTTGCTATTACGCGTGATCTTATCAGCAAAGAATACGCAAAGCAATTACTCCCGTTTATCGATCCAAAAGAAATTAATGACCTTACTCAAGGATATCGTGATGATAAATTCATGCAGTATCATCCGCAATTCACGACTTTCTCACGTAACAGAAATCTAGTCGCATATGATCAATTTTATAAACGCACTACGCGCAAACGCAAATTTCTTATCGACAATGAAACGAGTTTCTATCGTGATATCACAGATCTTCCAAAAGAAGAGATTGACAAATTAAAACTTGGAATATCTCGATTCAATGACATGCGTGCGAATGCTGAGATCTTACAAATCGATGAAAGCGAAATCCCGAATCTTGACATCAAAACTGTTGAGCGTCCATTTGTTGAATTAAATATTTTATTGAATGGACAACGTTTATACTGCGGTGAAGACAAAACGGGAATCGTTGAAACATATCCGTTTGTGCCGTTGATATGCTACATGGAACCGTCAATTTGGATGCCGTCACAACGAATCCAGGGTCTTGCTTCGGTGAATTGGTCACTACAAAGACAGTTCAATAAACGACACATGAAGATCATCGATATGATGGACAGCACAATATCTACTGGATACAAATATCTGATTGGTTCTGTAGCAGATCCAGAAGATCTTCAACAATCTGGACAAAATCGAATCATTGGTATTGATCCTGAGAATGCACCTGAGGGGTTGAATTCAGTTCAAGAACTGCAAGGTGGAGGTGCAAATCCCGCGCTAATGGAATATCAAAAGATTCTTGATCAACTATCTTTGACACTTGCAAACGTTACTGAGTCTGTGATGGGAATTGACGAAGGTGGAAACACACAAATCAGTGGAAGACTTGCAGAAGTACGCATCGCGCAAGGGTTACGAGGAAACCGAAAAATAATGGATAACGTTGAAACCGCACAATTAATTTTGGGTGGTCTTCTTATGAA